GCCTAATGATTAGATGCCTAAGATAAGAAGCTAAAATTTACCTAACTACATAAAATCTACATAATAATACAGATGAAAAACAAGAGAAAACCTCATATTGTCAAATCGTTCCGGCTGCCGAGACATTGTGTCCGACACTTTTGTTTACCGACGTTAGTGTAACTAGAGGTGTAAAATGTGTACCGAGTATGTACACGTGTCAACGAATAAAAGCAAAACTAATAATCATTGGTGTTAATATATATGAGAAAAGCCTCATATTGCTGATCGAATGGAACCGCATAATCAATTTCCCGAATTGTGACGATGGAATCATTCACACAAATGAAACATGTATCTTCACCATACATGAACAGACCAAGACTATACTCATAATCAGTTGCTCCAGGACTCAAATAGTGATGTGTCATGTGTTTGTACTTCTCATGATCCCAACACTCGAATGCACTGCCTAACTCCATCTTCTTCATATGTGCAAGTGGCGCAATGTGTGAATTCTCAGCAATGGTTGTCACTGAATTTATATGACCTCGGATATTCATCCATGCCATATAATCATCAACTGGTGCATGTGACTCCATATATGCGCGTGATGTTTGGATGTCAAGTGGTGTCACAACAACATATTCAATATCTTGTGTTGGCACATTAACATTCATTGCATCAAGTGATTGCAACACTTGCTCCTCCCACTCTTCATCCTGAAAATGAACAGAATGTTGATTTTCAAGAACTGGTCCTTCAGTGTACTCGTATGTGTAAGGGGCCGTATTCCAAATGAGGTAAGGAAGAATAGAATCCACAGGTGTTTGATGTGGATCAAGAATCCAATGTGTTGTTTCACCTGTTGGATCCAAATCACCATCGTAACCTTTATTGTCATGCCAATCATGCTCATCAACATACGGCTTGACAATGCCAGTAGGACGTTGTTCCTGAATGTACCCGTCAGTATTAGTGGCGGCATCAGTGAGTTTTACATCATTAACAACCTCCTCGACGTCTATAGAATCGACATCCATCGGCTCTGGTTCCGTAGGCGAGCTCTGAACAACACGAGCAATGATCTTCGCGGCATACTTGAATGCGAACATCATAAGAACACGTATGAGACTCAAGTACAATAATACGAGCACGCAAGAACG